CTAATATATATATATATAATAAATGAACACACTGATATATATATTAATTATTGTTAGTTTTTTAGCAGGAATATATTTTTGCATTGCGACGCAGTCACCTAAATTTATGGAAGGTTTAACTAATATTAGCCAACCAAGATGTCCGGACATTCTTGTTCAAAATGGTAAAAATTACTTTTTATATAATTCTAAAGTCGCAAAGGTTCCTGGGGTAAATCCAGTTGAATTTGAAAATTTAGAAGATTATGTGGAATTTGTTGATTGGCAACGCAGTCAAGGAATTAGATGTCCTGTTTTATATTTACAAAATACTTATGATACGCAGGGCAATTCAGTATATAAAGTTCGTCCCGGACCAACAGACCTGCAGGGTGGATTACCTCCGACTATACCAACTTTACCAAACCCCACAAAATTGATTGACGCAACTCAAAGTGATATGCCTTATAATGTAAATTCTGTTCCAGCGCATGACCAAACATCTTTTTATCAAGGAACAACAACACCACTTGACCAGATGAATATTGAACAAGAAAACTTATTATATAGTCCTGATCCAATGGATCCTAATTGGGGTGGTGACAAATATACACAATCATTAGTAGATAGCGGTTATTATGCAGGTAATGAAGTAAGCATAGCAATTAATTAAAAATAAAAATTGATTTTTATAATCTAAAAGTGCAACTGTTAAAGAACTTTCGGTATGGAATCAGAATCCTTCACTAACGTTACGGATTCAAGTCGCTCACCTTCGCTATCGCTCCGGCTCGCTCCATATGAACATGACAAATGTGAAATGGAAGAAATAACAGAAAAACTATCAATACAATGTGAGAATTGTATTGATAAAATAAAAGACCAACGAACTGGTTGGATACACAATTGTAAATGTCATGATAAATATGTTAAAAAAATGCGTTGCAAGACATGCGCCAGGATAAAAACAAGAATAAATTCACTGCAATACACACTTGATGAAACATTATATTTTATAGCATATGACGCCAAAAATTTTATTGATTGTGAAGACAATATTAACAAACTTCATGAACTGTCAAAGGAGTTGCGACAATGCAACCGTATTCTCTGCGAAAAAAGATAAATTATGATGAATCAACATACTTTAATACATTATTCAAGGATGCTTTTGCAGAATTTAGTTCATTTAATGTTTTAATATTTTCAAGATTTGCCGCAGCATCTTCTGCAGTTGGATCAATATTCAATGTTGTTTTTAACATTAATGCATTAATATAATCATCCATGGATAAAATAATGTTTCCGTAATCTTTTACATAATCTTTGTTATTCAAAAGCAATATATCGTTATGCAATTGAGTAACTTGATTTTTTAACGTTACCGCATAATTCGCAGCAGATGCACCTATACCATTTGTGGTTGCAGAGCTACCTGGGTTTGTCAAACCTTCCATAACATTCATATGTAATCTCATTGATTTTACTGCTAAAAATACTAAAAATCCAATGATAACAACAATTCCAACTATTTTTATTAAATCTTCTGTCATGTATTATATTATACTCTAAGAAAAACAATAATTATTTTTTCTTCATTTTTTCAAATACTTAATAATATTTGCTATTACGGTTTTATTTATTCGTCTAGACTGCCCCTTTGCATTAAGATAACTTATATCTTTTAAACACAACTCATTCTCATTTATTTTTGCTATTAAATTATGAACCGTGTGAAACTCTTTCATTACTGCAATTGCACTAGTAGCGCTAATTCCTGGAATTTGACACAACATAATTTCACCTATGTTATCGGGTGTGATATTTTCCTTCTTTACCTTTTTAATAACATTGCAATATGCAGGAGGTTCATCGGTTTCCTCTGCTGCGGTTTCTTGATCGGTTGATTTTTCATTAGAACTAGAAGTAGAATTAGAAGTAGAACTAGAAGTAGAATTAGAATAAAATGCGTGTTTATCGGAAGACTTGTTCAATTTGTATGCCATGTTACAAATGAGAAGAGCAGATTCTTCTGTATGCATGCTTCTCAAAACAGAAAACCCCTTGTAGTAATTGAGAGAAAACATTGCAGAATATAGGGTAGTCTTATCAATGCGATCCTTAAACGAGTTAAATGAACTCATTTTACTTAAGTCCCCTTCAATTAAATACACAATATTGTGATTGTGATGCGGTAACCCGTTTAATCTATAACTTTGCTCTTCATATCTACCATCTTTGATACTAGAAGCCAAATCTCCTAAACTTTTTCTCTCAATAATCAACTTTTCACTATTATTTTCGCATAAAATAACATCTCCTAGAGGTAATGTATCAATAACAATCTCTAATCCTTTATACATTGGTCCCGTTTCTATAAAATGTTTGCATAAACGAATCAATTCGTGTTCGCGATTATCAATCTTAATGATCATTTAATAAGTAAGTCAAATAGTTATTAAATGATTTTAGAACAATATTGTTTTTTCCTTTTAGTTCTTTTGTGTATTGCGTTTAACCCATTATACCACGTCTAGCATAGGTTTGGTATCTTGATCCTTGCACGGGGTTTCTAGTTGTATTACGGAGTGAAAATAAAAGATTGGGTTGCCTTTGGGGTGCTCTGAAAAACACATGAGAGCCCATGTTACCTTGAGGCCATCCAACGCTTCCGCCAAAAATTCCTGCTTTTTTGGGGCCGCCAACAGAAGTAAATCCGAGCGATTCTTGATTTCTTGCGGATCTAGACCCAGACATATAACTCATTCCTGTCATTTATATATACTCTAAATATTATTTTTATTTTTTATTTTTTGAAAGAGAGAATAAATAATTATGCTAAAAGGTTTAAATGCATCTCACTGATTATATATAGAAATGGACGATTCAACACAGGAAAAAAACATTCTTCATGATGATGATATTGTAAATGGAGAAGATGGGTTAATATTTAACCCATATAATCCCCTAAATGTGGAGATTACATTGAATGATGTTCAATCTATTCTCACTAAATATGGTATTCCGGGAATGGTTAATAACATAGAATTGTATAAAAGAGCGTTTGTTCATCGTTCATATACAAAACGGTCGCACCTTGAAAACGCCACACAGAATATTACCATTGTAGAACGCCCATTAGATTGCATGACATTGAAGACAAAATCCAATGAACGATTAGAATTTTTAGGCGATGGTGTTCTAGAGTTGATTACAAAATATTATTTATACAGAAGATTTCCTAAAGAAAATGAAGGATTTATGACAGAAAAGAAAATTGCTATTGTTAAAAATGAAGCCATTGGGAAAATTGCAATGGAAATGCATTTGAATAAATGGTTAATATTGTCAAAACATGCAGAAGAAAAAAAAATAAGAACGAATCTAAAAAAGCTAGGTTGTCTTTTTGAATCCTTTTTAGGAGCGTTATTTTTGGACTTTAACAAAATTAGTGTAAAAGATGAAGAAGGGTGGTTCCAAGATATATTTGTAACTGGTCCTGGTTTTCAGATAGCACAGAAATTTATAGAAAATATTTTTGAAAAGCACATAGATTGGATTGCGCTCATTCAAAATGATGATAATTACAAAAATATACTTCAGGTAAAAATTCAGAAAGAATTCAAAGTAACACCGCATTATTTAGAAATTGAACATGATTTGGAGAATGGGTATAAAATGGGTGTTTATCTTTGCGTTGGACAGCCAATTTATTCCGTTAGCACACATAATGCCACACACATTGATCATATTAAAACATTTAAAGAAATTCAAGAATGGATTATTAAATATGGAAAGGTGCTAATTTTTTTAGGCGAGGGACAACATAAAATAAAAAGAAAGGCAGAACAAATTGCGTGTAATGAAGCTTTACAAAAAATTAACAGTTATTCTATTTAAAGTTTTATATATTTAGTTTATATAGGCAATGAATCCTTTAGAAACATTAAAAGAAAAATTAAGAATAAAACCTATTGTGGAAGAGCGTGAAAAAATTGCAATTGTTGTCCCTGTTCCAACGGCTCCAGAAAAGGTTGAATTAAGTAAGGTTACAATGATTGATGAGCGCGGGAAAGATACTGGATTTAACAGAGCAGATTTATTTACTAAAATGAGAGACAGTAAATTAAACAAAACTGTTCTTAAACCAACAGTAAAATTGGCCGCCAGGGCAGAAGAAGAGGAAGAAACAACTAAGAAAAAGGCCAAGAAAATAACAAAAAAAATATTGTTTGTATTGCAAGAAGAAGGGGTTTCCATTGTTGAAGGTAAAAAAGAAGAAGGCAAAACAGAAGGCAAAGAAGAAGGTAAAAAAGAAGGCAAAGAAGAGGAACCGGCAGTTGAAGAAACTAGCGTCAAAAAACGCCGCACAAAACGCCCCGTTAAAGGTGTTGTTATTATTCCACCAGAAGAATGGGTTGATATTGACAGCATTGAAACAATTTCACGTTTGCCTCCTAAAAAACCTCACGTAAATATCAAGGTTTCTAGTTATTTTATGAACAATAGAGAGAAATTTATTAACTTTATTAATTCTCTCTTTGGCACATATCGCGAAGAAGTTATGGATGATTCGGCGCAAATTTCATGCGACAATATTGGGCAAAGTTCTTCTGGTGAAGTTTCTCTTTTAACGCATCAAAAATTGGTGCGCGATTATTTAAATTTATATACGCCTTATCGTGGGCTATTGCTCTTCCATGGATTGGGCTCGGGCAAGTCTAACAGTTCAATTGCAATTGCAGAAGGATTTAAGAGCAACAAAAAAGTTATTGTGATGACACCAGCATCATTGCGAAGAAACTATATAGAAGAAATAAAAAAATTTGGCGAACCCATTTATAAAAAGAACCAATTTTGGCAATGGGTTTCAACGAGAGAGCATCCAGAAGCAGTAGATACGTTATCCAGCGTTTTAAATTTATCCATTGAATATATCAACAAAAAAAAAGGTGCATGGCTAGTAAATACAACACAACCAAGCAATTATGATACATTAGAATCTGCTGAGATTAAAAGCCTTGATGATCAAATTGACGAAATGATTCAATACAAGTATAAATTTATTAATTACAACGGCTTGCGTAGAGATAAATTGAAGGATATGACAAATAATTTTGAAACAAATATTTTTGATGACGCGGTAGTAATTATTGACGAAGCTCATAATTTTATTAGTAGAATCGTAAATAAGATTGCAAAAGAAAAAGAAGCTGCTGTAGATAAAACTGGTAAAAAAGAACGTGTTCCATTTGCATTGGCTCTTATTTTATATGATTTACTGTTAAGCGCAAAAAATGCTCGTGTTGTTTTATTAACTGGAACACCTATTATTAATTATCCTAATGAAATTGGAATACTTTTCAATATTTTACGCGGTTACATCAAGACATGGGAGCTTCCTCTTGACATCCAAACTGGGCAAGCTGTTAGTAAAGAGAAGTTGCAGGAAATATTTACGAGAGAAAAAGTATTGGACTATTTTGATTACTCAAAAGATAAAGTTTTAACCATTACAAGAAATCCGCTCGGGTTTGAAAATAAATATAAAGAAGAAACTGGTTATCACGGAGTTACAAACAAAAAGAAGGAATATAAAGATGAAAAGGGTGCTTTGCACGTAGAAGACAGAGGAACAATAAGTGACGCCGATTTTGAACGCAGAATTATCAGTATTTTGGATAATAACAAGATTGCTGTAAATACACACGGAATTAGAATTACTTATCAAAAGGCGCTACCTGACAAATTTGACGATTTTGTTGAAATGTTTATTAAAGCAGACACGGGAGATACAAAAAATATGGAATTATTCAAACGACGTATTATTGGTTTAACATCTTATTTCAGAAGTGCGCAAGAATCTTTAATGCCTAGATATGAGAAATTAACAGATTTTCATGTTATTAAAATACCTATGAGTGATTATCAATTTACTACATATGAAGCTGCACGCGCTCAAGAAAGAAAGCAAGAGAAAAGTTCAAAACAAAAGAAAGGTGTAATGGATGAGAATGGGATCTATAAAGATCCATCTTCAACCTATCGTATTTTTTCGCGTTTATATTGCAATTTCGTAATGCCAAAACCACCAGGCCGACCTCTTCCAAAAGAAGAGCACGAAGAAACTTCGCAAATAGAAACCATATATGAAGATGCGCTAAAAGAAACATCTAAAAAAGGCACAAATGATTTGGAAGGCGACGCCTGGGATGGCGAAATTGAAGGCGATGAAGCTATAGAAAAATTAGCCGATGCCACTTATGAAAAACGTATTGAACGCGCGATTGATTATTTGAAAGAACACGAATCAGAATTATTATCTCCTGAAGGGTTGCAAACATACAGTCCCAAGTATTTGCACATGTTGGAAAACATTCAAGATTCTGAGCATCTTGGTTTGCATTTAGTGTATAGTCAGTTTAGAACTTTAGAAGGCATTGGAATATTTAAGATGGTGTTAGAGGCGAATGGATTTGCGCAATTTAAAATCAAAAAAGATGCAGCTGGGGTTTGGAATTTGGCTATTAGCGAAGAAGATAGAGGCAAACCAACTTTTGCATTATATACCGGAACCGAATCTTCTGAAGAAAAGGAGATGATTCGTAATATTTACAACAGTGATTGGGATGTAAAATCACCTATTACTGCGGAGCTAAAACAAATTGCGCATAATAATCACATGGGAGAAATTATCAAAGTTTTAATGATTACTGCATCAGGTTCAGAAGGTATTAATTTGCGCAGCACGCGATATGTTCATATTATGGAGCCTTATTGGCATCCTGCTCGTATTGAACAAGTCATTGGAAGAGCGCGACGAATTTGCAGCCACAAATCATTACCTGAAGCATTGCAAACAGTAGAAGTATTTTTATATTTGATGAGTTTTTCTAAAGAACAAATAAAAAGTGATGCATCAATTGAATTAAAGCGAAAGGATTTGAGTAAAAAGAAATACAAAATTATTAAGGAAGGAAAGGAAGGAAAGGAAGGAAAGGAAAAGGATAATGAAGAATATATTCCATTAACTAGTGATGAAGCATTGTATGAAATATCCACCATCAAAGAAGAAGTCAGCACCAAATTAATTACCGCTATAAAAGAGGCGTCCATTGATTGCGCTGTTTATTCAAAACGCGGCACAAAAGAGCAGCTAAATTGCATTCAATTTGGCGAGCCATCAGCAACATCATTTTCATATGTTCCTAGTTATAAAAAGGAAGAACCAGACACTGCAGCAAAAATGAATAAAAAAATTATTGAGTGGCGCGGAAAGCCATACGAATTCCGTGGCAAAAAATACATTTATCGTAAATTGGACAAAATTCATGGAAATTTATATGATTTGGATAGTTATTATAGAGCATTAGAAAATCCTCAAATAGACCCGGTATTAATTGCTACTACCGAGCAAACACCGGAGGGAGTTGTTATTAGAAAGATTTAATTTTTGTTGTTTATTTTTTGTTGTTTATTTTTTGCATTTTTATATTTATTAATTATTAATTATTAATTATACATAAAAATAAATTTAAATTTAAATATTTTTATACAATATATTATAAAGATGTTTGGATATATACTATTCTTTACTGGAATTATTGGGGTTGTTTCAAGAATGACCGAATATATTCCCATATTAGACTTTGAAAAACATATTGTTACTCGCACAGCAATTAACGACCTACCAAAATCCTTTTCTTGGAGCAATGCAGATGGAATTAATTATTTAACCAAAAATTTAAACCAACATATTCCCGTTTATTGTGGGAGTTGTTGGGCGCATGGAAGTGTTAGCGCTTTAGCTGATAGAATAAAAATAATGCGCAAAGCCGCATATCCAGATATAAATTTAAGCATCCAATTTATACTAAACTGTCAAATGGGTGGAAGCTGTAATGGCGGAGATCATCTTGCAGCATACAAGGCGATTCACGATTATGGGTCAATCCCATACGAAGATTGTATGGTTTATCAAGCATGTAGCAGTGACTCTTCGGAAGCAGGATGTCAAAATAAACAAAATTTTGATTGTAGTCCAGTTAATATTTGCAGAACGTGCGACACTTTTAGTAATAAAGGAGGGCAGTGCAGTCCAATTAAATATTATCCCAACGCGACTATTTCAAGTTTTGGAGCCGTTCGCGATTCAATAAATATGATGGACGAGATTTATAAAAATGGTCCCATTGCGTGCGGCATTAATGCAGAGGTTATTGTTGATTACAAAAACGGTATTTTAGATGTTCCTAATAAACCCAAATTTGTAAATCATATTATTTCTGTTGTTGGATGGGGTTATGATGAAAGCACTGGAAAACAATATTGGAATATTCGTAATTCGTGGGGAAGTTATTGGGGAGAATTGGGATTTATGCGTTTGGTTTTGGGGGGAAATCAACTTGGAATTGAGAAAAATTGCGCCTTTGCAATTCCTGGTAGTTGGACAATTGATAATGTTCATTGTTTTGAAGATGGCAGCAATTGCCAATAACTTTTTAATTTATCTATTATATATTGTTTATTGTGTATTTCTATTTATAATTTCTAGAATTTGATTCATTTTTTCATCCAAGTTATTAATCCTGTCATTCATATTTTTTATTTCTGTTTTTACATCATATGAATTTTCTTCCTCTTTGACATATTTTAATTTTGAAAAAATATTATCATTCCCTTTTTGAAGTGCAATTTCTTGTATATCTAATCTAATGCCATTTAATTCGTTTGATTCATATTCTGAATTTGTGCCCCACGATATTTGTTTTTTATCAACTTTTGAAACAGGCTGAGCCAATGCGTCATATTTTACTTGAGTATTTTCTAAAACTTGGCCTATTTGTATTAATTTTGGCGGTTCTTGATGCGCATATTGATATTGTATTTGTTTTTGATCCATTTGAATTTTATGGTTCTCATGTTGTTGCACTTTTTCAATCTTTGTAGATGTTTCTTTCGGTTTCAACCATTTTTCAACGTCTTCTTTATTTGCGCCCTTATAAATTTCTTCCATATCAAAATTTCTTTGAGCCAATGTTCTAGCAATTAATTCGCTCATAGACCCTCCAATTGGTTCATCAAATTTACCATCATTGAAAATGGGAGCTTCTGGAACAGGTATTGTCATTGCACTATTAAAGTCGTTTTGTTTTTCAGCCAATGATTTTTCAAATGCATTCATGCGCTCGCTATGTAAATCCTCAATTGTAAAATGTCCTTTACCATCGGGAGCGCTATTTAGGATATTTATTTTTTGTGGTTGTTGAGGCTGCTGTTGAGATTGAGGGGGTTGCTGTTGTGGGTGCTGTTTTAAACTACTAAAACTTGTCATTATTTGCGTAATAAAATTTTTATTCATTTGAACCAAATTTTGATTGATTGATTTCTCTCTTTCAAAGAAAATCCTAGCTTGATTTATATAAAAACCCCTAGCATGTGCAACGTGTTCTTTTGTTCTAAATTTATCCTTAATATCATCCAAAATTATTTCCCATAGCAATTCAATATTTTCGGTTGTAATGAAATCTATATTTACTGGTGTTGTCATTTTTTGTATATAATTAATTTAATAAATATTATTTATATACTTTTTGTCGTTTTATTACAGTTCGTTATTAAAATAAACTTTTCTGAATTGCTCCATATATTTATCATTCATAATGTGAGTTTTAAAGTAACTGCTATCATGTCTATCTTCTAGCATATGCGCAATAAAATACAATGAATAAATTCCACATTCAGTGTCCCCATACTGATGTTCAACAGGTGCATTTTGGTCAAACTTAAAATGAATTGGAACCTTTAATTGATTCCCTTGTTTTATCACCCTATTTACCAATTTCATCACCTGTTTTGGTGCTTTATCGCCCGCACTATCAAAGAAAAATATCTCTCCCTTTTTAATATTTATAAACATTGAAACCCAATGAGAGCCGCCTTTATAATGAGGGTCCAAGTTAAAAATAATGCCGATTTTAAACCGCTTATTTTTTATTTCGTCTTCTACATTAAAATGACACAACTCCTCCCAAACACATTCACCGTATAATTTATGCGTATCAAAATCAATTGGAGACGGACCAATAAAATCAAAACAACGATATTTATCTTCATATTGTTTCATTACTTCTAAAATATCAGTGCTTGACAACCACTCATTGGGGTTTTTGCTCCACTCTTTTGGAGAAACGGGAGCAAATGATGTTTCCAGCTCTTTATCTAGTTTTCCATCAACAAATTTTTGCTTTAACCAACAAGATTCTTTATTACAAACACTGCTTAATTTACCATTTAATTGAGTCCAAATTTCCTTTGCATCATCTGTATTAATTTGCGAATCGGGACGACGAGCATTCCATAAATCCTTTAACTTATACAATGCATCATCCTCTAAACATGTGTATTTTTTTCCAGCAGTTTTAGGACTACAACGCAATTTAATAGTATTAAATTTTTTCATCATCTTTTCTCTAAATATATGATTTCTTCTTGTTGTATGACGCGGCTTTTTCTTTAGACCCCTATTTTTTATCGTTTTTTTCATGGGTGTCATTTTTTTCTGAGATTTCCTCATATTTATTATTGATATTATTCTTTTTACGAATACCTTTATTTTTCAAAATGGGGTCCTTTAAATTAATATCTTTTTGCATTGGCATTATTAACGGTTTTTTCGCTATTTTGGTTGATGTGCGTTTGACTAGTTTTTCAAGAGCATTGGGCTCTGTTATATTAAATGAACGCATTAATAATTTATTCACGTCGGGTTGAGAATTTTTTGCAATAGAATTATCATTTGTATTTACTGTGTCCGTAATGCCATCATAATCTTCTTGGAGTATATCTGTTTTGTCTAAAATTTTAAAATACTCTATGCATATTTTTGCATATGAATCAAATGCCGTTGAAACGTCTGGAAATATTTGTTGTGGTTTTTCATTATTTAATAATTGTTTTGTCAAGTCAAAAATACGTCTTTTATAAAATTTTTTTTCTTTTTTATTCACAATGGATGTGTTTGAATTATGTTGATTTTGTCCAATATATCTTGCATATTGGTCTTTGTTCATTAAGTATTCCAATGTTAATTCGGATATTAATTTATCTGACATTTATCCTTAAAGAAAAACGTGATGCTTCTTTAAGTTGTTATATATAGTTTTTTATTTTCTTATTTTTTATATGCAAATTTTATTAGTTGCAATTATTGTTACTAGGCGGCAAATCTCTTATCTGTTGCCTTGTGCAGTTCTGAAACAATCCTTGCCCAATGTGTTCAGGATTGGGATTAAATGGGCTAAAGTGTTCTTTCTGAAAAAGACCGGGGAATGGTTGTTGTGTATTATTATTGTTGCTGTTGTTATTTGTATTTTTGAAATTAAATTTATACAAATCACTATCGCTGCTAGGAACATAAACTGCCTGACTACATGATTGTAAAGCATAAATTTGATTCCTTAACTCGGATTCTGTGTTGATATTAGTTGCAAATCCCGACCAAGGCGACTGTGAATTTCCAGGATTAAAAACCTCGCTTGTGTTATAAATCGGTTGTTGTTTTAAAGGAGTCTTTATAGGGGCTCGTGGATCAACAATTGGCATAATAGAATATTTAGTCATAACCGGTCTCACGCTTAAATATGGTTGCAACATGTGAGATGGAATGTTTCTATCATAAATTCGCGTATTAATGGAATTAGTTATTTGAGAGGCACATTCTTTGGAACTTGGAGTTGTCATTAATATAATGAAATATAATTTATTCTAGATTTGCTACACTTTTACAAAAATTTGTGTAAAATCAATATAAAAGAAAAATAAGAATAATAATATAACAGGCGATAATGTGTGGTATATTTTCTTTATTGAATAATACATCTTTTTTTCAACAACAATTTATATATGATCAGTTTATGAAAGGGCAAAATAGGGGACCCGAATTTTCTTCATTGCAATCATTTTTAAAATGTATGCTGGGGTTTCATCGCTTAGCAATTAATGGTTTAAACGATGCATCCAATCAACCAATTATAATTGGCGACGTTGCTTTAATCTGCAATGGAGAGATTTACAATTATAAGGAACTGTATAAAATGATAGATGTTGAACCAACAACCCAGTCTGACTGCGAAATTATTATTCATTTATATAATCAATATGGTATGAAACAAACATTGCAAATGCTTGACGGGGTATTTTCTTTTATATTATGTGATTCTGGCATTTATAACAAATACTCAAAAATATATGTTGCTAGAGATCCTTATGGTGTAAGACCGTTGTATATATTAAAACCAAAAAATACTCAAAATGATGTTTCGGCCCCTATTTATGGATTTGCGTCAGAGCTTAAGGTTTTAACAAAATTTAACAATTCATTACCAAATTATACTGTTGAACATTTTAAGCCGGGAACATATTCAAAATTTATTATGCCATTTACGGTTTCTCCTTGCTGGAATATTAAAAAAGAAAATGTTATATATCATGCACATGGGTTTTCAAGCATATTATCAGAGACGCAAAATGATTTGCCGAAAATTCTTCAGAATATACGATATTATTTGACCGAATCCGTTAAAAAACGCGTTCTAATCACCGAACGACCAATCGCGTGTTTATTATCAGGTGGTTTGGACAGCAGTTTGGTTACTGCTCTTGTAAATGAATGTCACAAACAAAACTCTGATAAGCCGTTGGAAACGTTTAGCATTGGATTAGACGGGTCAGAAGATTTAAAATATGCGCGTATTGTTGCAGATTATTTGGGGACAAATCACTCTGAAGTTGTATTGACAGAACAAGATTTTATTGACGCAATCCCAGCAGTAATATATGCGGTTGAAAGTTATGATACTACCACGATTAGAGCAAGCATCGGCAATTATTTATTAGGAAAATATATTGCAGAAAATAGTGATGCAAAAGTGATTTTTAATGGAGATGGTTCAGATGAATTATGTGGCGGCTATTTATATATGCATGCCGCACCAGATGCATTAGAATTTGATAAAGAATGTCGGCGTCTTTTAAAAAATATTCATGCGTTTGATGTATTGCGGTCAGACAAATGCATATCATCCCACGGCCTAGAACCTAGAACGCCATTTTTAGATAGAACTTGGGTTCAATATTATTTAAGTATTCATCCTTTATTGCGGTATCACCCGGGAAATAAACAATGTGAGAAACATTTATTGCGCACCGCATTTAGCGAGGAAAATTATCTGGATTCCCAAGGGAGCGCATTGTTGCCAGAGTGTGTGTTATGGAGGACAAAAGAAGCATTTAGTGATGGTGTCAGCAAAACTACGAGGTCTCTTTATAAAATTATCCAAGAAAGTATTGCGTTACAATCATCTTCCCCTATTAAAAATAATGCGTTCCAACATAATACACCTGATACGGATGAAAAGTATTATTACAGAAATATATTTGAAAAACATTATCATGGGTTAGAAAATGTTGTTCCATATTTTTGGATGCCGCGATATGTAGAAGCAAAAGATGCAAGTGCAAGAACCTTGACTATTTATAACGAATGTGCGTCATTAAATATTAATAAATGATTTTATTCGCAACATAATATATAAATTCTGTCATGCTTTCTAACAAACTAATTAATTATCAAAACACCGCGTTTAATATATTTATTGGCACAAGTTATTTGTTATATATTCTGGCTGCAGTTGGATTATTTTCTAGTGCGCCACAATATTTAGAGAGATTGGATTATTATGTTAAAATTTACATTAGTTTGTTTTTACTGTGGCGTTTTAACCCGTTTAGAGATATAAATTTTACAGATTTAGATAGAAAAATTGCATTCAGTGCTGGAATATTTTTATTTACTACAACCGCAATTAATCAAATACTTATGAAGTATTTGACCAATGCTGAAAATATAGTTCAATATAATATACAAAAACAATTAAACAATAAAAATAATTAAACATTTGGAGCGAGCCGGAGCGATAGCGAAGGTGAGCTCATTATTATTCACCGGTTCTTCAAAGTTTTTGAATTGTAAATCTTGTTTTTTAATGTTTTTTTATGTCTTGGGGGTGATGGAGGAGAGTTTGAATTTTTATTGAAAAATGTTTGTAAATGCGCCATTGTTTTTTTGGTAATAATTTTATCAATTTCATACTCTTTTTTATTTTTTCCAGAATAAATAAATGTATAATTATTCATATTATTTGTCATAAATTGTATAAATTCAGCTTCTTTAGATTTATCTATAAATTCCTTTGCAATATTGCTTTGAACAAATCTGTGAATCATCATGTCAAACTGTAAATCATGAATATATGGTTTAACCTTTATATAATACACGTTATCGTAGTTCATTCCTGGATAATATGTATCATCAAGATAACAAAACTCTGTATTTTGAGAGACCTTAGTGCATTTTATTAAATCCTTCATTGTTTTATCATGACTAGAACGACACAATTCTACTCTTCTTCCATTTATTTTGAATGCAGATATAACATGATTAAATAATTTGTATTTTAATTTATTTTCAAAATAGTTTTTAATATATTGGACCCATTCTTTAGGCCCTTGATTATTTGTATAAATCATAACACCTTGGCATTGTTTTGATATTTTCTTGTACTTTAAATATTGAAATATTGTTAATATATTTGGACGTATAAATTCAGGATATAAATCAAGTATTTTATTAAATTCTTCTTGTTCTAGCCGTTTTTTATTTTCTAAAAGGGTTGAGTTCATATAGTAATTCAATGAATCCCAAAATATTCCAAATTCTACAAAATATCCAATGGTTTCATCCATATCAAATATAACTATTTTTGATTTATTAAGAGGCATCTAAGATAGTCGTATATTTTAAATACCGATAAAATAGTTATTTTTGTATAATTTTAATATTTGTTCATTTTATATCATTATTATGTTGTCTGGAAAAATTGGTGGAAAACTTGTTGTATCTATTGAAGAAAAAAAACAACAAATGATTAATAATGTGAATATAATGAAAATTCAACAAAGAAGAATTCAACAATATAAAATGAATAAAAAAACAGAATATAACAGTGTTATCCCATTAAAAATCTATCAAACATGGCATACTAAAGAATTGCCACCCTATATGAAAATAACTGTTGAAAAATTGAAAGAGAGGCATCCGCGATTTGAACACTTTTTGTTTGACGACAACGATTGCAGAGATTTTATTATTAAAAATTTTGATAATAATGTAGTGAAAGCATTTGATTCATTAATACCAGGTGCATATAAGGCCGATTTGTGGCGTTATTGTGTATTATACATAAATGGTGGAATTTATATGGATATTAAATATTCTTGCACGAATAGTTTTAGATTAATTGAATTGACCGAAAAAGAACATTGGGTGTTGGACATTGATGGAAATAATATTTATAACGCTCTTATTGCTGTTATGCCGAAAAATGAAATGTTGATGAATTGCATTAATCAAATTGTTTTAAATGTGCAAAATCGTTATTATGGTTCTAGTTGTGTAGATCCAACTGGTCCTGGTTTAGTAAGTAAATATTTTAATCAATCTGATAAAAAAATTATTGAATTAGAACATATTTGGAACAGATCAAATAACAGCAAGTTTATTCTTTATAAAAATGTGGCAGTGTTAAAAATGTATAACGGTTATTATGGCGAGCAAGATAAATACCAGAAAGTTGTTCATTATTCTAAATTATGGTCAATTAGAAAAATTTATAAATAAATTTCATCAACATTTACATTAGTTTTTCAAAACGTTCTCTTTTCCATCCATCATTTTGAGAACCCAAAAATAGATGTTGTATCATATTATTATGAAACATTTGAGATTTAAAGCAAATCATAGTAGGGTTTTTATATACAAAATATTGTTGTCTGTTATTAAAAATTTGGCAATTATTTTCTTTTAAATAATTTTCAACTCCATCTGAAAACACCGCAGGTCCTGTTAAGAAATGAATAATATGTTCTCCTTTTATCACAGGCATTTCTAAAATTCGTTCAATTGATAGTTCAATAACAGATTTTAAAATAGGAGAATTTGCCGGAGCAGCAAAACACCATTGGCATAAATGCTCGCTGTTTTCGGGTGCGCATACAAGCATTGTGTCATACATTGTAAATATATTTGGGTTGCACTGGCATATCGTGTCAGCATCTGCGTATATTCCACCGAATTTGTAAATTACACAATATCTCCATAAATCAGCTTTCATTACTTCCATTGGTAGTTTATTATATGCCTCATATATGCCTTCACCAAACAATTCAACCATGTCCGTTTTCATAAATTCATCACACATTTCATTTGTATAAAAATGGTATCCGAATTCTGGAACATATCGTCTCCACGAGTTGATCGCATTCTGCAATTGTGGTTTAGACCGAATATATTCCACTGATTTGTGCGTTTGAAATATCCTTTTAGGAATTGATATATTCATTTGAAGTGGAGCGAGCCGGAGCGGTAGCGAAGGTGAGCGACTGGAATCCGTAACGTTAGTGAAGGATTCTGATTGGTCATCAACTTCCTTTTCAGTAATCGTAATTTCCATTATATTTTAAATTAATTTAATATTTGTATATTCTAAACACAACAATGCCATATAAAATTAGCAATTCCGATTATTCCAAAATTCTCAATTACTATGCATTACCAGTTCCCAAAAATAAAACAGACCTAAAACAAAGTGCTGAAGATATATTGGCGCAAAAACTATGCTCTTGTATTAAAAAATTGGGCGGACCTAAAAATGAAGCACGTGCAATTGGCGTATGCACAAAAAGCGTGATTAATAAAAAGGGGTTAAGTCGCGGTAAATTTAAATGCACTAAAGGTAGAAAGGTAGAAATCACAAAGAAAGTAAGAAAAATGAATATTGGAAGAAAACAAGGGACTCAAAAACGCCGTTAAAATTTTTTATTTATTATCTATTATATTTATATGTCTAATCATGATAAATATGATATAATTATTATTGGTGGCGGAATTTCAGGACTTTATAGTGCATATAAAATTCTCCAAATAGCGCCAGAGACCAAGTTATTAGTGCTTGAACGTTATAAAAGGCACTGGCTTGGCGGAAGACTCGGAAACGAAATGTTTCAAGGAACTATGGTTGTTAATGGTGCAGGCGTTGGCCGCAAAGAAAAAGATCATCTGCTAATTGACTTATTAAGAGAGATGAAAATACCATACAAAGATTGCCCGGTTTCACATAATTATGCGGCAACAATTTCCACCCCATGCAATGTCAAGAAAATAATATATATATTGAAAAAAGAACTTAAAGAAAAATCCGGTAAAGCACCAGTTAAGAAAACATTTAAAGAATTTGCACTACCAATTCTCGGCGCCGACTTGTATAAAAATTTTACGGTTTGCTCTGGATATACCGACTATGAAAATGAAGATATATATGATACCCTTTATAATTACGGGTTTGACGATAATTACGGCAACTGGACTGCTCTGCATATCCCATGGAAACAATTGGTTGAAACCATTTCTAAAAAAGTGGGGTTTAAAAATATTCGCGTGTCTAGCAATGTCACAAATATTGAAGTGGTCTCCCCGTGCAATTACGTCGTTCATACAGATAAAGATGTGTCTTATTCGTGCAATAAAATTATTCTAGCAACGACTATAAGCAGTGTTTTAAATCTTGTTCCTGGCGCTTCTGAAAAAAATAGCATTTATCAACAGATTCACGGGCAAACATTTTTGCGGTTATATGGCAAATTTTCAAAATCATCTGCGCAGCTTATGAAACAATATATTCACGGCCAAACAATTGTTCCGGGACCACTCAAGAAAATTATTCCCATGGATTCTGATAAAGGAGTCTATATGATTGCATATACTGACAACAAAGATGCAAAATCATTAAAAAATCGGTTAGAAAATACGCCGGAAAATAGAGATTATTTTTGCAATTTATTAGAAGACGCACTCGGAATTCCCGGAGGAACTCTTCATCTAAATGCTATTCTGGATTTTTATTGGCCAATTGGCACACATTATTATGAACCTCTGCATGGCCCATTTAAGAATCGTAAGGATTTTATTAAGAAAGCACAAAATCCATTACCAGGAATGCTCGTTGTGGGAGAAATGATAAGCATGAATCAAGGTTGGACCCAAGGCGCACTTGAAAGCGTAGAATCCGTTGTTACTAAAAAATGGGTAAATAGTATTTGTCAATAATAAAATATAAAAATATAAAAATATATTTTTATATTAAATAATGTGGGGTCCGTTATTTACAATAATTTGTATCGGTGCTACTATAGGCACGACTTTATCTATTAATCAACTTTCCTTTAGCGGTGGTGGGTCGTTTGGTGCAGTTGAAATAGGCATTTTCAAAAAAATTTCAGAAAATGAAAATGCAAAATATGACCTTTATACCGGAATTTCTGCAGGCGCGTTAAATTCGGGATTTCTTTCTTATTTTTCTGACATTAAATCGGGCATTGCATTTGCCGAACAAACTTACTCGCATATTAATAATCATATGGTTTATAAATTAGAACCTTTAACCGGAGTTTCTGTTTTAAATACTGAACCTTTATATAAAACATTATCGTCTATCATTGATAAAATGCCCAATCAACCTGTTATGCATACATTAATTGGTGCGACTAATTTGAACACGGGTAATTTAGACATATATTCGTTTGAAGAAAATAATGACGCTAATAAAGTCCTATTATTGATGTCATCCTCCGCCATTCCTGGATTATTTCCACCAATTATATATAATAAGTTTTTATATGCTGATGGTGGAACACTAAGCAATGAATTACTACAGGTTGGACATTATGATAAATATATTAACATTACCTTTATTACTCCATATGAAGGTATGATTTATCAATCTGACCCTATTACCTCATTAAAAGATATGTTGCAAAGAACGATTCTTGTTGTGACTAATAATTTTAATAATCAGTTGGCTAAAATAAATCAAAATTGTAAAACACCTTACGGTGAAATAAATAAGTATTTTGTTAATTCAAAATATTTAGAAGGTTATAATATGTTGAATTTTAATCAAGGCAAGGAATTAATTGATGTTGGGTATAAATATATGGAACATCAAAAATATAAATTATGTTGAAAAATTATGTTGAAATTCAATGACTCATAATTGCATAATAACCATGATATCCAATTGCTGCGAATCCGAGCATCAATAATAACTCGTAAGCTTGTCTTGGAGTCATTTGTTTATTGTAGCCAATGTAAATTAGAATTGGTCCTACTATAAGTATATGAAATAAATTTACCCATGGATTTTTTCCAGCATTAACTTTAAGATAAGTCTTATACGCGTGATAAAAAATAATGATTATGCCTAAACCGATCAAAATAGGATACATAAAAGATGGTGTGTTTGTGGATTTAATTCCTACATACAAGAATAGGGTTCCAACTATCAAAATATGAAACAAATGCACATATAATTCTTTCATTTTATATTATACTATTATTTATTTATTTTTCTCATCAAAATATATAAATGTATAATAACTTTAGCTACACCAATACACAAACACATCACACTGGTGGAAAAAAAATAGTTCGCAAGGTTTTAATTAAGAAGGGAAAGGGTCACAAAAGTGTTAAATATTATAACCGCGGAAAACTGATTTCTACTGTAAAGCGCGGATTAAAACCAGTTGAAGTTGGATTCATAAAAATTGGTAAGTTTATTCCCGGGTTATTTAAGGATTGTCCATGCAATAAAACAAAAAAACATAGACATTAAATTATTTGTCCAAATGATCCATTGCTGCCAATAATACTTGTTCTTGGCCCGTTAATTTCTGAAAAATAAGACATTCATCCATTTTGATTTGGAAATGTTTGTGTGCAAAATTCTTACATGTGAGAGAAATACCTTCATCCATCACTTTTATTTCACACAATATTCCTCCAGGAGTTAAATAAACATTCTCTGGGTCTTTTATAGGTATCCATCTTATAAAAGCACCATAACGCAGTTCTCCCATCTCATCTACATACATGTATTCCTTTAATTTTTGCATCATCTCTATTGTTTCATTTTTTGGCATGTGTAATTCTTTTAATATCTCTAATTTCATTTCAGCAATTTTTTTTGTAGTCAAATTTATAAATTTTGAATTATCTTCATTATCTAGTGCTTTCAATAGTTTATCTACGTCCATTATTATTATATAGTTAATAAAGTATTTTTATATAACTTCTTTTAAATGATATAAAATTATATTGTTTGTTTTATTATTGATTATATTATGAACATTACAAATAATTGTGATTGTGGAGCGAGCCGGAGCGATAGCGAAGGTGAGCGACTGGAATCCGCAACGTTAGTGAAGGATTCTAACTATAAAGAGCATTATAGATTAATCATTTGTGTTTTTGCGTGTGCAACTGTTCCAAAATATAAAGATGAAATTCTTAAAATTGAAGAAACTTGGGGGAAAAGAGCTTCACAATTGGGAGTAAGGGTGCTGTTTTTTTTGGGAGAAGAACAAACAGACTTGCAAGATGCATCAGAATCCTTCACTAACGTTACGGATTCCAGTCGCTCACCTATCCGGCTCGCTCCAAAATATATTTACTTAAAAAATGTTAAAAACGATTACGAATCTGCAAGCTCTAAACAAAATTTGGGGTTAAAATATATTTATGAGAATTATAATACAGATTTTGTATATTGTTGTGGAACAGACACCTACATTAATATTGACAAATTATTATTATATATTAACAGATTTGATTGCAATAAATCATTATATATAGGTGGTCATGGTGGTTATAGAACAATTGGAAATAAAAATTATTATTATCATTGCGGTGGTGCTGGTTTTATACTATCAAAAAAATGCTTGCATTCAATATATTTACAATTATTTGATATGCTAATAGAATGGACCAGAATATGCACTGAAAATAATTGTAGCGATTTAATAACGGCATCTGATGTTTCAATTAGTTATTTTTTACAGAATGAATCAACGTCTTCATTAGAAATTATTATTGCAAATTCTTTGTTTTTTTCATGCAATTATAAAGGGGTAATTCGACATGGCGAATCCACTTATTATTATTGTTGTAATCAAAAAATACACATTCCAGACATTATTTCTTGCCATTGCATGTCTCTAGTAGATTTTGACGAATATACTCAACTGTTGGAAAATAATAATTATTGGAAATCTTAATAAGCGCGCTGAATAAAATAATAACCATAGTTTTTTGCATTTTCATTATTATTGCCAACATAATTTTCATGAATAAAAAGCATTAAACTTTCATGTCTGTTATAAAATAAATATTTATATTCCTCTTTATTAAATAGTGCGGTTATAACAACCTCCTCTGGATAATATGATAAAAATGGCGTTCCTATTTTTACCATCTCATAATACTCTTCAATAAATTTATTGATTTTATCACTAGCAAAATTTAAACCAAACACAATACTGCAAACATTTATGCTATTTACTAGATTTCCGTTTGTAATGTTGTTTAGAATTTGGATGGTTTCTTTAAATACTGTATTCTCATAAGTAAGAAATCCTGGAGTATATGGCCAAAATTGTCTGAAAATAGCATCATCTGTTTCCAAAACATCAAACAGCCTTTGAGGATTATTAACTGCATAGCATGCGGCGTCTAACCAAATCACCTTTTCAAACCCAAGTTTGTTTGCTTCCACCATCATGAATATTTTAAAACAATATGGCACCGCGGCGTATTTTATCTCGGACCCGGTCGGGTTCGGAAATCCACCATTAAATAAATAAAAATATCCATTAAACCCAACCTTTTCCAACGATTGATGAATATTTCTAGATTTTGCGTCTCTATCATTGGAAAGTGGTGTGCAACATACAAAACAATTTTTTTTATTTCCACCATTTCCAATTTTATATAAGGCCTTGGTCGGGAATACACCGTTTTCAACGTCAATCAGCTTTTGAACAACGCCTTTTGTGCAGCGGTTTAACATTAAATCTAGTTCAATTTTATAATTTTCATCGCCATGTGGATATGCATTTTTTATTAAGTTATTTACAGATTCTTGTTTTTCCGTAAGTTTCTTTTGTATCTCACACAATTCATTATTATCGTAATCATTTTTGTCTAAAATATCAAGCTCAAATGGGTTATTAATCATTGATATATGCATGTATTAAAATAGTATTAAGTTATTTAACTTAATATTATTTATTATTTATGATTTATTATTTATGATTTATTATTTATGATTTTTTTTTGTTGCTTTTTATCTACCTTTTACCAGTTGGCGCCACCAAATGCACTTCCACCAAGCGCTTCATTTGCAGCCATAATCATACCTCCATAAGGGTCGCCTGCTCCTGGTGTGGCTGCACCGGGCATTGGGGTAGCGTCATTGCGATACATTGCATTATAATCCGGTGCATTTTGTTGCACTTGTTCTGTAGGCAAGCTGCTAATAGATGTGGTGCCTTGACTATAGAGTGCGTTACCCATTGCACTCGCATTATTGGGCATCTGGTTTTGACCGGCAATCGGCTGAGAAACCTTGACACTCCCCTTTCCTTTACCCTTCTTTTTCTTATCATCGACAGATTTTCCTTCCCATAAATCAGTCACTCTATCAAATAAAATACTGACCTTCTCTCCTAATTTTGTTTGCAAACTCATCGTAATAAGTAAAACAGACAAAATAATGAAGACTACACTAAAATCAGGATACTTTGTTCCGCTGTATGTTGGAATATACATGATAATTCTGTGTATATAGAATAAACCAATAAACATGGCAACTACTTGAATAATTACTTCTGCTAAAAGCTCTGCACTTCCCTTTTCTTCTTCCGCTTCTGGAACAAACTTTTGCATCGCTTTGTTTAAAATAATAATGGGAACAATTGCAATCAATGCATATTGCGTTATATTTAATAACTCAGATTTTGTGTTATCGTCAAAATTAAAAACATGCTTAAAAAATCCCAATTTTGATGATAATTTTGAATCGTCTAGACTATCCATATGTTTTATAAAAAGAAATTAAAATAAGTAAAACCCAGCTTTAACAATTTGTAGTCTTCCTAAACAAGTATAAAAACAAATCAATGTATAATACACATAGTTATGGACGGGAATCAAGAAGAAGTGCAATATCAAAATCTTATTAGAAAAATTATTGAAAGAGGGACGCTAGAAAAGGGGCGAAATGGAAACACCTATAGTATTTTTGGAGAATCTATGCGTTTCTCCCTTGAAAACGGTAAGATCCCCATTTTAACAACCAAAAAAACTGCATGGAAGACTTGTTTGAAAGAGCTTATATGGTTTATTCGTGGCGAAACTGATAATAAATTGTTACAGAAGCAGGGCGTTCATATTTGGGATGGAAATACAAGTCGCGAATTTTTAGATTCTAGAGGTCTAACGCTTTATCCTGAGGGCATGGCTGGGCCTTGTTTTGTAAAAGGAACAAAAGTATTAACTAATAATGGTTATAAAAATATTGAAGAAATAAAAAACAATGAAATGGTTTATACACACAGTGGTAATTTTTCTCCCGTTGTTGAAAATATGATCAGAAAATATAATGGTCAGCTATATAAAATTAGACCAAAATATAGTCCATATGACATTACATGCACACCCGAACATCCTTTTTATGCCAGAAAATTTATTGTAAAAAATAGGTTTAAAATTGATGGTGTTGAAAAAAGAAATGTTGTTTTTTCAGATGATCCTGAATTTATTAAAGCACAAGATTTAATTAAAGGACAATATTTTTTAGGTATGAAAATTGAAGAAAATGAAATTATTCCTGAATTCTTATTAAATGGAGTTATAACAAAATTAGATAATCCAAATTTTTGGTGGATGATGGGACTATTTGTTGGAGATGGATGGTTAGTTTATGAAAAAAATGGTAATCATGAAAGAAACCGAATTCATTTTGTTATCGCAAATACTCAAATTAATGAGTATTTACCAAAATTGCAAAGTGTTATTTCAAATTTATCACACAGAAGTGATGATAGTGGTTGCAAAACATATTATTCAACAAATCACGATATTGCAAATATTTTAAAGTTATTTGGTAAATATGCAAAACATAAAATAATTCCAAATTTTGTTCATGAAGCTCCTAAGCATCTCATAAATGAATTTTTAAAAGGATATGTGGCAGCAGATGGTTGTAAAAGAACTCTATGCGCAAACGAATCAACGCGTTTAACAACAATATCTTATAATTTAGCATTTGGTGTTCAACGATTATATTATAAACTTGGATTTATTGGTTCATTGCAATTTAGCAAAAGAGAAGGAACTACTAAAGAATTTCCAAATGGAAGAATATGTAATTTAAATGACGCATATTTATTTGAAGTTTATGAAAATAAAAGACGAGCAGATTATTCATTTATTGAAAATGGTTATGCTTGGATAACCATTAAAAACATTGAGATTGAAAACGTTGTTAATACAGATGTGTATAATTTAGCAGTTGTAAATGATAATAGCTATACTGTAAATAATATTTGCGTTCATAATTGCTATGGGTATCAATGGAGAAATTTTGGCGCCAATTATAACTGTTTTTCTGGAAAACACTTGACGGATGATCACCCTTTTGGCGGCGTCGACCAATTGCAACAAATTATTAACCAGTTGAAAAACCCTGAAACTAGAAATAGTCGTCGTCTCATTATGACTGCATGGAATCCTAAACAACTTGACCAAATGGCGCTACCACCTTGTCACATTATGTGTCAATTCAGTGTTCATAGTGGAAATAAACTCAGTTGTGCTCTTTATCAGAGAAGCAATGATTGTGCGCTTGGAACCAGTTTTAATATAGCATCTTATTCATTTTTAACGCATTTGTTGGCCAAGCACTGCGGTTTGGAAGCGTTTGAATTTATCCATTTTATGGGTGATGCTCATCTATATGAAGACCATGTAGAACCAATGAAAGAGTTGCTTACTAGAGTTCCATATGAATTTCCAACTGTTTCTATTTCACAAGTTAGAGAGAATATTAATGACTACCAAGTGGAAGATTTTCAAATAGTTGGATATAAAAGCCACGAAGCAATTAAAATGACAATGGTCGCATAGCACTTTGATTTTTAATTAGAAATAATAGTTCGCGTAAATAAGTTAAAAACATTATACTAGATAATTTATTATGAGTAGTGCAAGATCAAATGCTGCAGCAAGATCAAGACGTGCGGGTGAAGGGCCCGGAATGCCTCAACAACAACAACAAACGAATGGAAGACCTGGACAACAAACGCAACATGGGCAACCGCAACAAGCAAATAATCTTAAATTGTCTGTTTCAGACGCAATTGCATTAATTACTTTGCGATTGGGACGGGTTGAACAACTAGTTCAAAATATGCCAGTTGATGGTCAGAATAGTTTAGCAAATAATTTAGACGAGAATGTTCGTATTGTTGATAATACTGTATTTGAAAGTATGGTTCAACGTTTAGATACTCTTGAAAAGAACCAACGAATTCTCGCCGAGAGAAAACCAACAGTTGTTGCACAACAAACCACTAACACTGTTTTAGCTCCTGTAAGTGCTGTTGTTACTGAGTCTATTGATGTTTTGAAGGTTGAAATGGTTCAAGTAAAGGAATTGCTATTGCATTTGCAATCATTTACGATGCAAACAAATCAGCGCCTGTCTGATATTGTTTTTACAGGAAACGAGTTTATAGAAAATGATGAATGTGATAATGATATTATTAGCGGAAATATTATTGACGAAACATCTGCTCACAAATTGCTCAACTTTGGGCAAACTGTGGAAAATGACCTCGTGGTTACGAATATAGAAGAAGAGGTGGCAAATTAAATAGGAATATGTAGAGAATCCTTCACTAACGTTCTTACTTCGTAGAGGTTTCCAGTCGCTCACCTTCGCTATCGCTCCGGCTCGCTCCAAATGTGACAAACCCGTGGATAAAAATGTGTAATATATAATTTTTTAATTTATATATTATAATATAAAATGAATTTTTCTTCTTCATCCTCTTATGAAAATTCAAATACTAATATTCAACGTCAATTAAATATGCATTTTTCAAAAGACGAACATTTGAAAATAACTAAAAAAAATATTATTCAAATTTGCTTTCCAGATATATTAGCAAAATTGTGTTTTACCATGCATAATAATGATATTGTTATTGATTACAGATATTTTAAATTTTTATCTTCTCCCGAAAATTTTGAAGCTATTGTTCAGTATATTATTTTTACTATACATAATGTTTTAAAGTCTCAAGAATCTTTTGTTTTTCACGTTAATATGAGTTCTATTACTCTACTTCACATAGAAAAATATTATGGTTTTATTAAACAACTATCCGAAATATTAAAAACCACATTTCCAGATAAATTAAATACGTGTCACATTTACAACGCACCTTTTATTTTTTCAAAACTATTTAGTGTTATTAGCATGTTTATTGATAAAAAAACGCAACAAAAAATACAATTGATTAAAGACGACTACTGATCCAAGAGTTATTGTTTATTTTTTATTTATTATTTTTTTGATTTTATCAGATGGCCTGATTATATCATAAATTAACAATGGTATTGCAACCAATAAAAAAATTAGTAATAATATAATTACTAGAGGTAATACCTTTGATATATTATAAAAAATAGTATATCCAGGCTCTTCTTTCACGTCCATTTTGCATAATCTAATCAATAAAACTAGAACATCTTTTAACCCAAAAAATGACATCCAATTTTTTTGATTTTCTGTTTCTGGAAATAATTGATAGCACAGCGGTTCATGATACATATATTTTGTTATGTTCATTTGCGTGTAATAATCCCAATCATTAAATGTATTTTGATCTTGTTGCAATACCAACTCTATACATTTGCGAGAATATATACACGCATGCATTCCAATCCCACATAATAGTATATTCGTATTATCGTCATATGGTCTTTGTAAAAACGGCAGGCATCCTAATAGATATATATAATTTTCATTTTCATTTGTTTTTTTATTCACAAATTCCATCACCTTTTTTTGTGTGGATTGTTTTTTAATTTTTTTACTAAAAATAAAATCATCTTCCAGAATTAATATGTTTTTATAATTTTTTTGATGGGCATCATTAAACACAGTAATAAACGCATCTATCAAATCACCCCTTGGTTTATCTATATCTGCTGATTTATCGCAAATTTTGTAGCCTTTGTTATATAAAATATATACTAGGTTTGTCGGATGATACTCATTTAACTGCGATTTTATATTTTCAATGCGTCCATTTCCTTCCAAATGTATAATGTATGTTGCATCTAAATCCAATAGGCCATCTGAATATTCTATCTGTTCAAATCTATAACACGATGAATTATTCATAACTTATATTTACAATAGAATAAAAATTGATTTGTTATTTATATTCTATATTACTCACAAATTATTATCGCGCATAGAATGAATCTATCTACTTTGGTTTTGGTATTGCTTTCAATAAAAGCAACTGTATTGTTGTGCAATATGATTCACGCGCATCATTGCATGAATCTTTTTACTAGAAACAAACCTGTTGTTAAAAACCCTGAATCCTTCACTAACGTTACGAATTCTAGTCGCTCACCTCCTCTATATATACTTAAAAATAATGACACTCGGTTTAATAAACCTGACTCTAATATTAATAAGCCCTTTCCAATATTATTGTTTGATGAACCATTTGGGGAAATAAATATCAATCACATTGCAATGCTATTTATATAAAAATTACAAATTATATAAAAATTGTATTAAACACATAACGACAATATTATATACACACAATGCATCTATCTATTTCAGACAAGACAAAAAAGGACATTTTTATTTCTTTGTTTCAACTATTAAAATCGTGTTCATCTGTAATCGCAATATGTTTTAATTCGGATAACATGTATATTCAGGGCATGGATAAAGCACATGTTTGTCTCTTTGATATTAAAATTTTTTCTAATTGGTTTGAAAAATATGAGACTACTGGCGCAGATAATGCAAAGGTTTGTATAAATACTGTTTTTTTTCATAATATTCTCTCTATGACTCAGGAACAACAGTCTATTAATATTCATTATGAAGGCGATCCTGAATCTATTGAAATTGATTTAACGAGCGCAAAGGGAGATTTTAATAAATTTTTTAAATTGCCGTTAGCTGATGTGGAAACCGAATTACTGGGAATTCCAGACGTTGAATACGACGCGGAGTTTTCAATTAATTCTAAAAAAATGAATGAAATTGTTTCTCAATTATCCGTGTTTGGAGATATTATGAATCTGAAATGTTCTGAAGAAAAGATTGAAATCATTTCTAGAGGAATTGGGGGTGAAATGATGGTAAATATTCCAATTGACGATTTGGCTGAGTTTTCTATTTCAGAAGGGGATATTATTGATATTTCATACAGTTTGAATTATATTCACAAAATGTGCATAACGACCAAGCTGTCTTCTGAAATTGAGTTTTCTATTAGCGGAGAGCTTCCGCTTAGAATAAAATACGATTTAGGAAATAACAGCTCTGTTATGTTTTTCATTGCCCCAAAGATTGAAGACTAGATTCTTCGTTATAATTTATAATATTTACTGGTATTATAAATGTCATCAACTGCTAAAGGAGGAAGTGTAAATCCGATAAATATGTCAAATAATAGGTGAGCTATTCTTGAGGTGCAAACAGCGAATAGACTACAACCTATTAAGCAATTAAAGCAATCTGCAAGGGGACATTTTTTAGTTTCTAAAAGAATAACAAGAGGCGCCCAGAGTGCGGCGCAAAAATGTAACCCAAACATATGTTCTAATGGCAAACCCTTCTTTACGTCGTGTGGGGATTGTTATGACGGGTTTTCAATCTGCGGCGGACCTTGCCAAGTTAATACTAAAGAGTGTGTGGATCCTTCCATAGGTTGAAGAGGATTTTGGCTCAACCTTTTCCAAAGGTTGAAGTATGCGAGGTTTATTGAAGATTAAAATTTTGTTATAATTTATAATATTTACTGGTATTATAAATGTCATCAACTGCTAAAGGAGGAAGAGTAAATCAGATAAATCTGTCTGCTAATAGGAATTATCAGGATATGGTGCAAACGGTGAATAGAGTACAACCTATTCAGCAATTAAAGCAATCTGTTGGTGCCGGGAGTTATTTAGTTTCTAAAAGAATGACAACAGGAACAATAATAGCTACCAGGCTTGGATGCACCACAGGACAAGCAGTGCGATGTCCAAACGGTGGGTATAGGGAGTGCAACGGGGGGGGTTGTAGTGAAGATTAAAATTTTGTTATAATTTATAATATTTACTGGTATTATAAATGTCATCAACTGCTAAAGGAGGAAGAGTAAATCAGATAAATCTGTCTGCTAATAGGAATTATCAGGATATGGTGCAAACGGTGAATAGAGTACAACCTATTCAGCAATTAAAGCAATCTGTTGGTGCCGGGAGTTATTTAGTT